TTTACTTCTACTTCCAGATCTCCGATCACAATGATCGGATTGGATTCAAAATTCAGTTTGTCTGTAATGTTGATTTTTTTCGCCATTTTTCTATCTCTCCTTTTTTCCACGCAAAAAAAATTCCAGGATTACACTGCTGGTACTAAAGTTGGCTTGCCATTGCTGATCACGTCAAATTCCAGTGCGCCTACATTTGTAGCATCGCCGCCACCGCAGTTCTTTACATCAAACACAGCGTTCGCCCATGATACGCTCGTACCATCCGGGAAAATCCACTCAAAATACCCTTCTGCGTCATGTCCATTCTTGAACTGTTTACCTGCTACAAAGTCGTTTCCGGTATCTCCGATGTTTCTCTTGCCGTTAAGCGTAATAGTAAGGGCTTTGGCTGTCATTAATGCTCTCTGCCATCCTTCTGTATCCATTGGAGTCCAAGTTTCTACCCCATTGGAAAAAGACGGTGAGAAGGTCTCCAGATCTGCTACAGTTGTAGCGGATTCTTTATCAGCGCCAAGCTTAAACTGATTGGCTGATACAGGAAATACGTTAGTTGTTTTTCCTGCAAACTTCTGAAGATTCATTTTCATTCCTTTTTACCTTCTTTCTTCTTCTCAAAAATAAAAGCTCCTTCTATGACCATTTCATAAATACCGGAATCATCCGTGCCGACATCCTGAATTGGATAAAGGGGCTGAAAAAACTTAATCGTTTCATTGTTGATTGTTGCATCTCTCATGGCTCTCAGTTTCTCAAACAGCTCTGTAGCCGCTTCTTCTGTATCTCTTGGAGATTTATTCCAATGCACCAATATAGTCACGTATTTCTCGCCGTAGCCTTCCAGAGATGGTCCTCCGAGAGTTGCGTGATACGGATACTGGTGCTTGCTATTGTATGCTCCAACAGACTTATCTTCCTTGTCTGGAAGTTTTCCCATATACACGTGTTCCGCAATGCCAAGAGAATCGATATAATCTCTTACGTCTGCTAACATCATACGCCCGTCAACCTCCTATAGATTTCTTTGAATGCCTTAGCCGCGAAATCAGCTTCTTTACCACCCGGAAGCCAGTCTGTATACCATTTGCCACGGGCATTCGGGTTCTCTCCAGTCTGAAAATGATATTCCGGATGGAAATACAGACGGCGGGCATATGGAGTACTGGATATAATTGATACCTTTCCATGACTGCTTTCTGATCTGTCCAGGGACGTGCTTTCATTCTGGAGATTACCTGTATCTCGTGGAAATACCTGTGCTTGCACAACTTCCGTATGAAGTGCTTCTGCGGTCTGCTCTAAAGCAGTTATCTGTGCATCGGTCAGCTGTCGGATTTTCGGCAGATTCAGTTTTATCACGGAATTCACGTTGATCAGATTGCTCATACCAGCATCACCTCAGTATAATTTACAGATCCATCCGGATTCCTTGCTTTTGTCCCCTGCTCGATTCGTCTTTTCACTCCAAATATCGTAGCGGATCCACCAGAGATAACCGGCAGATCTGGACAGATGTCACCCGGAAACAGCGCCGTGCCGGTAATCTGTATCAATTTCTTCTCTGCTGTCAGAACTGTTCTTGCTTTATCCTGGTAATTACACTTTCCGGAATACTCTATGGCCTTAAGTGGTTCTCCGTACTCGTTCAAACCTTCTCTCTCAAAGCTACAGGTGATATCTGTCTTGCAGAGCCTTTTAGGGACTAAACATGGATATCTCATGTGATCACCTCGCTAACATACAGCATAATCCAGTTTGCTGTAACAGTGCATACACATCACGCTTCATCGCCACGCCTTTATCCGTGAACACATTCCAACTGCTGCCGAACTGTGCAGATACACCGTTGATACTGTACGAAGACAGCACACTGTTGATCTCATCCGCATTCTCATACTCAAAATCTGCCTGCATGCATACGACTTCCCGGATGATTTCCTGCTGGAATTCTGTAAGGGAAGAAAATCCCTGACTCACAATACGGTTGTAAGTCAGGGAATCAATGTGCCTGGATGCCTGTTTCAAAGCTTTCTCTATTTTTTCTTCCGGAATAATATCACCATCATGCTGATTTTGATAATAATCTTCGGTTACATATGATTTGTAGGACATGTATTCACCTCAAATCACTCTTCCGTTGCTGTATATTCCTCAGTATCTACATCGGCATAAACACTGTCAATCTTACCGTCGCGTCCATTCGGAAATACAAATACATCAGAGAAAGATCTGTTCTGATACAGATATCCATCTCCTTTTGTATGTGTACCTGGTGCAAAATAATAGATACTGTTGATCTTCGGAACTGTCTTGCAGGTCTGTCCGCATGCAATAAGTACGTTGATCTTATGGCTGCCCGGTGCTTTTTCATAATAAGTGCTGAGACTTTCTTTTACAGGGCTTTCCACTTTTGAATAGCTCTGCTCATCAGATGTTGTATAGTACTCTTTGCCTTTTACAATATCTGCGTCCTCAGTCTTTTTATATACCGCTCCGGTCGGTGCAAAACCGCCATCTTTCGGATTCCAGTCAAATGCGTCATAAAAACGCTCATCGTCAATAACTTCCATGATCGGTACTCCGTCAATGTCAGTTACTCTAGTCTCGATTCCCATGCCGCCTTCTGCAATCTGTGTCATCTCGATCTTACGTGTGAACTCAGTAGACTGCTCCAGGGCATCCATGATCTCACTGCGTACATACATAATCAGCGAACCCTGTGCTTTGTATCTTCTGAGTTTTCCTTTTGCAAGAATAGCCTTCAGCATGCCAAATACTTTAGCTTTTGTGTATGCGGATGTGGCTGTGGATCCATGGTATACTTCTGTATTCTGTGCTGCCTGGGCAACTTTAGAGAAGAACAGCGCGTCTGTTTCCGGAACAACCCATGTCTGTTCAAATACACGGGAAATATTCTGAATAGATGCTGTAGCATTCGTTTCATCCACATCTGCTTTATCTACCATGAATTCAACGTCACGGTCATGTGTCAGTGTATACGGGATATCCTTCTGATCATAAGTTCCCGTGTTCCAGCCGCCTTTACGGTTATGATTTTTATAGCCAGATGTACTCATCTGTGTAAAATGGAATGTTTTTGCATCCAGCCATCTTACATTGCTGGTCACAAACGGAGAGGTCAGGGTTCCCTGCATCAGGATCTCGAGGAGTTCTGGACTCCACTGTTCTGCATAGTTTAAATTTGCCATTTATTATACCTTCTTTCTTTTTTGTGGTGTCCGAATCGGACACATTGATTAATTATTAAAACGATTCCAACGCTTTGTCGGTACTGCTGTCTGGTTTGTAGTTGTTGTCTGCTGTGGATGCTGTGCCGGATTCCCACCTGTTCCTACCTGTGTGAAACCGGTTTTACCATCCGTCTGCGGTTTCAGTGCCGGAACGTCTTCCAGTACTTTGTTTACTGCTGTTTTCAATGATTCCTCATTGATGTTTCCATCTTCTCCCATGACCTGGCTTAAATCTGCCATTTTGAGGATATATGGAATTGTCTTTGCTTCGATTCCCAAAGAAACAGCCATCATTGTAGCTGCACTCTCTACCTGTGCTGCCTGAACAGCTTTCTGAGATGCTGCAAGCTGTGCCTGTGCCTCTGTGATCTGATTCTGCATTCCGGCAACATCCGGCTGATTTGCTGCCTGCTGCTGTTTGAAGGATGCAATAGCCTGGTCCATCTGTTCTTTTGAAAGTCCCTGCTGTTTAAAGTAACCTTTCAGAACAGATTCTTCTGTTACAGTCTGTTTTCCTGCGATCAGACTGGCCAGCTTGTCGTAATCAAACTGTGGTGTCTGCTGTACTCCTGCCGGTGGTGTTCCACCATTTGCTGCTGAGCCACCTGCTCCCCCACCATCGCCAGATCCTCCTTCTGCAAATTTCTGCAGGTTCATTGGTACTTTGCATCTAAATCTCTTAAACATTTCTACATACTCCTTTACAGTTTTTTATGTGCTGTCTGCACGAATACAGTTTTACGTGTGTCTCACAAAAACAGTTGATAACCCGGTGTCTCCGCGTAGTTTAATGCCTTCGGGCATAAAAATAAGACGCTTAACCCTGCGCCTCAATGGGAGATTCCGGATCACCGCCTTTCGAATCGATAACCTCTGCAATCTTCATTCTTACCAGATACTCTGCTCTGTCCTTGGATACTGTTAATGTATCACCAACAGACCTGAGCTTCAGATCATTTTCCTTGTCATAGAAATCATGAATCACTCTGATCTTCACTATTTTCACCTCCCCTCGTTGCGCCGGCGTAAAATCAGTCATCACGAGTTACTTTAAATCCAAATTCCGGAAGGAAATTGATTTCATAGTGGTACTTATCCACAGATGCTCCAGAAATGTCTTCAACTACATACATTGTATAATCGTTCAAGTACACATAATCTTTCTGATATTTGTTCTCTGCTGTTTCAATGATTACTTCCAATTCATTTGCATTATTGTTTTTCAGCGCGAATGTTCCTGTCAGCTCCAGAAGAATGGTATCTGTCCTTGCATTCAGAACTGTGAGCTTTCGAGTTACATTGAAGTTATCTGCTTCTTTGGAGATGTTATAGCTTACCTGATTTGCTTCTGTACATCCGGTAGCTGTGATACAGATCAGAAGTACCAGTGCAATTACTGCTGCAATTTTCTTCTTCATGCTCTTATTCCTCCGCAAATTTCCAATCTTCCGCAAGCATATCTGCCTGGGAAGCAAGCCAACCCATCTGTACACCAGATGTTCCAACGAAAGCAATCGCCATATTGCCGATAGCATCATGTTCGCAATTCACAACTTCACCATTCGCTGTCTTGTAAGAAATACTGGTCGCAAGCTGAATATACTGTTTCTTGCCATTCCATCCTTTACGGCATACTTTCATTCCTCTTTTTAAATATTTAATTGCTTCTCCGAAGGAAAATGTTGCTTCTCCTCCAAGCTGAGGGCAATTGGTTTCATCTGCAATAATCCATTCATCAGAAAGGATATTCTGAAGTGTATATACAACGCTCTGTGTTTCTCGAATATCCATTTCCTGTCCGCCTTTTGTGTGTATGATGATTGTTTCTTTCTCTGGACTCCAATACCAATATCCTCCCCAGGATGGTAATTTTGCTTTACTTCCAGATCTCATTGCTTTTAACGCTTCTTCAAATTTCATGTTTCATATCCTCTCTTTCTTAAAATTATTGCATTTCTATGAATATTGTTGTAATATATCCATAAGATATCTTAACAGGGAGGAATGATACCTGACCCCCACATTTTGGGTTGGGCCATCATTTCTCCCTGTTTCTTTTATATATCTTTCTTATTTTTTCATCTTTGATTACAATGATTTTTTGTACAAACATAGTGTGTCTCGACCAATATATTTCTTCTATCTGCCTGGCAATCTCATTTTCATCCAGTGGACTTTTTGAAATATCAAGTATAAAATTTGGTGCTTGTCTCTTCTTTTTTGCGATTGCGTTATACACCAGATTTTTACTCGTTCCAGATAATTCTTTCAAATCAAACGCTTCGTCTCTAAATATGTAATCTGGAGTGGATATTCCCTGTGGATTCAATACCCTTGGAACCAAAGATATTTTCCCTCCAAGTTCCTCCTTCAGCAACTCAGCAATTCGTCGTTCCTTATCTGAATAATCCAACAAAACATTTTTTCCATCCACGGTAAATACAGAATCTTTGATTTTGTATTTATATATTTCTTCAACGTTATGAGAATTAGGTGTTGCTTTTTTCTTCCATTCATCCGTGACGTCTTCAAACCCTTGCATCCTTTCCAAATCTTTGAAGTCCGTATACTCTCGACTGTCCATACCACCAGTTCGCATCCGCACATGTTTCCACCGATTTTGCATCTTCTCATACTGTTTCTGGTTCTCTGGATCCAGTGAGAAATCTGCAAGTCTTCCAAATTTCTTTTCCTGACGTTCAGCATATTGCTGTTTAGCTTCCTGTTTCGCTGTATCTTCAATATCAGCAATCTCTTGCTTGTTATATTTCGGATCTACTTTCGTGATGCCCGGAAAATATGTAGTATGAGAATCTTTGCATCGGGGATGATAAAGCCCAGCTGCCACTGCTGAGGACATCAATGGATATTTACCATCTTTACTGCTGCCACCACTCCACACATCGTCAATCAGAATTTTTCC